GGTCTGCGACGGCGTAGCAGTCAATGGGATGGTAAGCATCAAGCGAACCCGCTTACATCAATGGCGGGGTCATCAACCGTCTGAACTTGGCCTTGCGCTTGCGGGTCGGAAGCACTAATACTCTTGGCTTGAGAATACTTCGCCGCCTTCTTCTGGCGGATTTCCACAAAAGTAAGGGATGCCTTAATCATGCCGGCTCCATTCGTAGTTTCTCGCACGTAATCAAATGCCTCAATGTTCGCGTTTTCGTAGGTGGCTTCCGGCGTGACAATCGTAAACAGATCAAGCGAGTCAGTTGCAGATTCCAGTTTATCAATGAACTCTTGGCGCTGAGTTTCCGTACCTGTACGCACGCCAATTACGCGGGCATCAAACGGGTTCGCAACCTTATTGTACGATTTGAAGCTACCATTCTCAACTGGGTAGTTTGAAATCCGGGAACTGTTGCGCATATCCACAGATATGATGGAATCAAAATCTGCAACTGGATCACCATCTTTATTTAGGATTGTCCAACGTACAGGCTCTTGCCCTAGAATATTTCCGATACCCAGCACGCCAAGCGTCAACGTGTCCAGAATTTGAGCAGAGTTACGCAGCAACGCAGGAACGCCGGCCACGTTCGGCACAAGCGGGTATAGGCTTTTAGGGATTATTGGCAGAGGCATTATTGCATCCCGCTATTGGCTTGGTCAGAGAACCTGAATTTAGCACGTAAAGCATTAGCTGCATCAGCAGCCATGCCCTGCGCGTCCGTCGCCTGAGTCTGCACGTTGACAGTTCCAATTTTCACGTCTGATGTGCTAGTCGATGTGCTGTTATTTCCGCGCTGCGCCGCATTGCTGGCGCCCATGCGGCCCATAACGCTTCCGATATAGTCCCGCGTCTCCTTTGGCGCAGCGCCCATGCCTTGACGCGCCAAATTGCCGCTTCCCCAGTTATAACTAGCCAATGCGCCAGGAAGATTCCCGCCATTCGATTTCAATAAATCGCGGTACATACGCGCTGCAGCGTCGCTTGACTCTGCCAAGTCATTCGGGTCTTTCAGTCCATAAGCCGCCGCAGTCTTTGGCATGAACCCGAAATGACCTTGCGCGCCTTTCGGTGACAGCATATTTTTCCCGCGTGAGGACTCTTGCTGCCAAACGGAATCCAGCAAGCCAGATGGAAGGCCATATTTCTTCTCAAGAGCAGAGAAATTCCCGCCGCCAGATGACGATGCTTTACCTGCGCCAAACTCATCTACGCCGGTACTATCACGAATGAATTCTTTGGCCTCTTTATCTCCGAATCGCGCAGCCATACGCTGAGTAAAATAATCAAACCAACTATATTGACTTGGTTTTCCTGCTTTTTTGTTCGCATTGTCTTTAGCCACCTCTTCCGGGCTATACCGCTGTTTCATTGCGGCAGCATGCTCCCCCTTTGGATCAATAGTGTTTTTAGACCACGTCCCAATTTTTCCAGTTTCGCCCTTCTTCCCAATCCATTCATTCCACAGGTCTATCACTTTGCTCAGAGCATCAGCAATCTTGACGATTGCATCGCCTACCAGCTTGAGCCGATTAGCCGCGCCTTCCCAATCCAAATCAGCAAGGAACTTGCCAATTTTTTGCATTACTGGAATCGCCTTCGTTACGAAATCAGCTACCCATGCTCCGATCAAATCCTTGTTGTCCGTCACCCAGCCGGCAACAGTCTGCAGCCAGTTCATGAGCTGCGAGAATGCCGGTATCAGCGCCACGAGAATCTTTGTCCCTGTAGCTGTCATAGCCTGGCTAAAATCGAGCCATTTGTTTTTTAGCTCAAGAGCGCCTTCCGCATCTTTGGCACTGATCACAGAGTTCTTCATCTGTGCATCTGTCAACCGTTTGATAGCATCTGGCCCCTGCTTAATCAGATTGAACTGGTCTTCGCTGATACCCATCTGCTTTGAGATGAGCATCGCCCGCTGTGGATCACGGTTGAACATTTCGGAAATGATCTTGCTGCGCGCCATCAGGTACGTATTGCCGTCCTTTAGGTCATCGCTTGACCCGCCCATGCGAAAGAACCATTGCATGCCTTCGTTCGGGCCAAGGCCAGAGCGTAATGCAGCCAGCGAATCAGCCGACTCGCGCAGTTGCGCGAAAGCGCCCTCAGTCGTGCCGCCAGCGCGCTCTGCTGCGCGTCCGTAGGCTTGCAGCGATTCAATGCTTGTTTTGAGATTCTGAGATAGATAGCCAAGCTGGACAGCGCTTTCTACCGTGTTGGCGATGAAGTTCTTGATGCCCACGCCAGCCGTAAAGAGAGCGAACAGAGACAGCGCCTCATTGCGCACTTTTCGGAAGCCATCGGCCATAGCCTTTGCGCGAGCATCTGCCTCTTTTCCGCGCTTCGCTTGTTCTGCCGCTAGCTTCTTTTCGCGTGCGGATGTCTCCGCATCCTGGCGTCTATTCGTATCCCCGAGTGTATTGCGCGCTCGCGTTGCATCGGCCGTGCCGCGCCGGAAGTTGGTAGCGTCAAGGCCAAGCGTGACAATCAGGGACTCGATTACTATAGCCACGCTATTCCTTTTGATTCAAAAGATTCTTATTGTGATTGTCGATAGCTATAATTTCCAGCATATCGAACACGTCCTCAAGGCCATACACAGTATCAAGCTCATGCAGGGAGGCCATCCCTGCCGATACCACCGTAGCAATGTATGGCGGTATATTCGTGTACTCTAGCAGCCGGGCATTACCGGCCCCGTCGCTTACTCCAAAATCGACTGAGCGACGGGAATCGAAAAACCCGTGTGCAGGCGCAGCACTTCAAATTGAAGCTTGAAGATTGTCGCCGCTTCTTCCACATCCGATTCCCAATCAGCGCGCAACAGGCCTGGCTTGGATGGATCGGGCATGACCTGTACGCACGTCAACAATTCATCCAGCAATGGGCCACCGATTTCAGGCCGCACATTACCCAATGCTTTGATGCCCACTTGCGCCAAGCCAGCGAAGCCACCATTCAGAACATCGTCATCAATGTCCACGCCGCCATTCATGACGGCGAACAATGCTCGTGTGGCCCATTTGTGGCCATCACGAGGCGACATTTCAGTTAGAATGAAAACCTTGTTCTTGTCGCGGTTCTCGTCGGTTACTTTATAGGTCAGTGTTTTACGTGCCATGATTAAACAGGTGCCTTCGCGCAAGATTCAAATTGGAACCCGAACTTACGCGGGCCGAGAACTTTACCGCCTTTCGGAATCGCCGTTGCCGTGAGCATTGGGCCATTCGTCAGCGCCCATTTTTCGCCCGTGGCGCGAATGATGATGATGACGTTCGTCGGGTACAGATCATTGCCTCGCGTATCCTGGGCGGCTTTGATGTTGTCAAATACCACATTGGACTTGGAGTCAGCCTGCAGCGTGACGTTAAGCGGCGTCAGGTATGGAACCTTACCGAAAGACGCCCTGCCATCGACGCCCATTTGCGCCTCGCCCATGGTCACGTCATCCGACATGAAAGATTCGTCAACCGAAAAACCCTCGATGACTTGCGGAACCGGATACAGACCCGGAACCTGAATAGTGAAAATGGCATCTGCTGATGTAATCGACATTTTTATTGCTCCTGTGCAGTTAAGGCATATCCGGCCAGTACCGGTTTGATTTTTTCAGATTTTCCAGCGCTGGCAAAACTCTTAAATTTGCCTCGCAATGAAGTCCACATACATACTTACTTTTCAAAGGCACTATATGATCAACATGATGAAATTCACCAGTCGCCATACCTAAAAAATTTGCCGCGAAGTAAAAATCTTGCATTTTTTCTTTGTTTGCCCATGTAGGAGTTGCCTGCATTTTATATGCGTATCTTCTGCGCTTTTTTTCGTTAATTTTATGCTTGTTCTGTGACGCCCAAAGCCTTCTTGCTGCTGCTGATTTTTCTGGATTGATTGCTCTATATTTGCTGGCGTATTCAGCACATTTATTTTTGTTGTTTTTCTGCCATATTTTTGCAGCAATTGACAATTTTTCTGTGTGTGTTTTTTGGTACTTGGCTATGTCTGCATTATCTTTTTCTTTATTTCTTAATCGCCAATTTTTCCGTGTTTCAGATGCCTTTTCTTTGTTTTCTCGATACCAATCGGATGATTTCGCAGAAAGTTTTTCAGCATTTCTCGCATGGTATTTTCTACATGTTTCTTTTCTTTTTTCTGGATTTTTTTCTATGTATGCTTTATTCGCAATTGATGCGCATTCTTTGCACGATGGATTAAAACCAGATTTATTTTGTTTTGTTTTGCCAAAACTGGTGAGTTCTTTTTCAATTTTACATTTCGTACATGTTTTCATTACTACCCCTAAAGTAGCCTAGATAAAAATGCGGGAAATCAGCTAGGGACTGACTTTCGGATGCCTCCTATCCCGCATGCAGAACTATATCATTTTACTGAATGGCAATCGACGCCATCTCAATATGTTGAACGCTGCCCCCATCGCAATAGAAAAATTTAATGGGCGGTGTACCGCGAGCAGCGCGAACTTGCGCAGTGGCCGGCAGGATTTGCAGATACCAACCACGCGAGGAAAGCACTGTATCAATTTGCACTCCAGCGGCTGCATTCACCAGCGCTTTTTGTTGCGACGACAGCGGAATATTTGCGCGGATCGAGCCGAAGTTCAACGCCTCGTTAATCGGGTCCATGCACGCAGCTTCGATCAAGCTGTAGCCTGCATCGGTGTATGGAATCGAAGTCGAGGCGATCAGCAAATTAATCAGCGCCAATTGGAACTGACTGTTCAGGCGAATCTGATTGATGTAGCTGTCGATGTAGTCGAAATCGCCCGATACAACGCCATCCATCATGAACTGGAAGCTGTCTGCAGCGGTGGCAACGTAGCCGTAATAATTGTAGCCGTTCGTTTTCAGGTTCGCTGCGGTAGCGCCATCCGTGACGCTGGCAGGCAGGCCGCCTTGCGACTTGTATGCAAACGTGATGCGGCCATTCGTAGCGGCGAAGTCAATCGATGCAGCCGTGCCGCAAACGAAGGCAGCATGCACAGCAGTGCCGTAGAAGGGGCTGGAGCCGGATTGATTGAGCGTGTTGACGATGACGCCGAACGAAGAGGCATTGCCAGGCTGCGTCGCGGTGATGTCCGTATCCCACTCCGAATACAGGAAGCGCTTGCCTTGTGCATTCGTCCACGTAGCGAAGGCCAGCTTGTCGGCAATGACAGGCTCCCACATCGTCATGAAGGTTGCCCAGTTCAGCGTGACGGCCGTAATGGCGTCCATGGCTGCGGCTGGCGTGCTTGCAAGGGAGCCTTGCGAGGTGACTGCGCCCATGACCTGGCTCAAGCGCAGGCTATTGGCCATCGTGCCAGTGACATAGCTGATGGTCGATGTGGCGCCGGTCGTACTGGATGTGATGACGAAGGCCTGACGAATCGAATCGTATGTGACGGTGCCGCCCAGCGAAGTAAATGCCGCCTGGATGATCGTTGCAGCGTTCGAAAAGCTAGTCGCAGCCGTCAGCGTGATAACGCTCGATGTTTTGGTTGTGCCGTCAATCGTGACGATCAGCGTGCCGGTCATGGCCTTCAACTGGTCAAGCGTTACAGCCGCCAGCGATGCGCCACGGGTATAGGCTGCGACTGGCGCGGTGGCATATTGCGAGAAGTACAGATTGCCAGGCTTCGCCGTGGAATTCTCGTAGCCCGCGAAATACACGTCAGCCAATGCCTTCTCGCTGCTTGATGGGCCGAAGAACGTGCCAACATCATTAGCTGTTGGGAATGGCTGCACAGCACCAATAGGCACGGCAGCGTTATTTGTCAGCATTACGGCAGTCATCGCCATTGCTGCACCACCCCCGCTAATAACCGCCGGGTTAATCTTTACATAAGCGCTTGCTGGAATCATTTTGAATTACTCCGGTGGATATTCGACATCAACGTTGATCAACTCAACAGTCGCACGGTCAAAAAAATCTTGTGGTACGGTTACAACAGGATTGTATTGCAAAACAGCGTTTAGCATCCAGCGCTGTTCAAAGTTAGCTTCTCCGTCTACAATCGGGAGTTGCTTTGGGTCATCTGCATAAAGCGGCGCGCAAGTCGGCGCCATTTTATCCACTGCATAATCGTCGCGCCACGTAGCGCAGATAGTCGCTGCCCAGTCGCTTGACAGCGGGCCATAGCAATCAATCTGGATTGAGTAATCCATGTTGGTCTGAATGTTCTTGTTAGCTAGGCCATCGTATGAACGCTGATTCGTGGCAAGCCGATTGCTCATGATCGGCGTGAGGCAGATAAACGGCTGCTTGGGCATCGGGACACCGTTATCAAGCCCGCGCACCACTTCGCAATCAATCAGGCTCAAGATGTAGGCCCGAACGGCGATAAAGATTGCTTGCTGATTAGGCGTCATTTTGCAGCACCACGAAAACGGCCGACCATTGTGGCCAAGTCTCCATCACATTCGTAATCTTCCACGATTGCACAGGCGCACCAGGGACTTGTGGGAACATGAGGAAATCGCCGCCCTTGCCATCAGGACGCACGATGCCTTGCTTATTGCCGTAGTCGTACACCTTTCGCACGACGCCCTGAATGCCGAGATTGTTCAATCGCTCGATGTCCTTGCCACTTGCAGCTTGCGCTTGGATGACAACCGGAACTAGGTCATAGCCAGGCGTGCGCGTGCCATCCAGTGCGGTCACGTACAGCCCCGTGCTGCGCTTCCACGTCGCCGCGATATCAGGATTCACTTGCGGGATATGCCCGCGTACCATCGCGTGCAAATTCATTCCACATTCCCCACTATGCTAGTGCAGGTCGCAATCATGTAACCGGTGCGGTTCAATGGCTCATCCGTGAAACCGTCGCGGTGACGCTGGGCCTTTGTGGATTCCGCAAGCTCGGGCGAGGATACATCGCTGATCGCCTTACGGATATCGCCGGCTGCTTTTTGCCCCACAATTGTAAGAACGTTTTCCGCCGTGGTCGCACCACGCAAAACAGCCTTGACGCCCTTTTCGATATCCTCAGTCCATTTTTCTTTTTGAGCATTGAACGTGGGGCGGATGAATGGGCGCGGCGGAATATTCGCGCCAGGCGCGCCAAATTCTTGAATGATCGCTATTTCTGCGACTTTCTTACCATTGGGATATTCTGCCGATTCAAACCAGCCTACTTTTGCCTGGCGCCCATTGAACCCCTCAAGGCGCCGCGCAAGTTCCTCTTCCATGCTCACTGGAACACCCCATAGGTGCGACGGAAGCCGGCAGTCTCAGGCAGGCCACCAATGGTGAAGCCACCCACAGTCAGTGTTTGCAGAAGCGCCCAAAGTTGCATGCCGTAAGGCGTGGATGCCAGCCAGAACTGCCAGCCGCTCTTTGTCGGAGGTGCGGCCATGGAAATGCTCACACTTCCCTCCGTAGCGCCTGTGACGATTCCAGGCGCCTGCCCATTCCCAATCATCAGGAAGGATTGCGCCAAGTGCGCCGTGATCAGGTTAAGCGCGAGCTGCAACGTGTCGCCACAGATCAGACAATTGTCGTAGCTGTATATGTACTGATTCCCCATCGTCCACCACATTTGAATGGACGCGTCAGGGAATTTAGTAGGATCGGCAAACGCCGGAAACATGGCCCGGAATGCCGGTAGGTCTAGGGTATGCTGGGCCATGTTATCGCCTTATTTCTTGCCTTTTGGCACAACGTCCATCATGCCGCCTGGCTCGTAATCGGACGGCACGATCTGCGCCGACTTGTCGCGGGTGGACATATCGCTGATGACTTTATCGGCATCGCCTTTTTTCTTGTCGAACGTGATGAAACCATTTGCAACGTGTTCCTTGAACATGTTGACGGTCTGCAGGAACTCCAGTTCTTCATCTGTCACTTCGGTGACGACGGCGCCTTGTGGCGTGACGAAGTTCTTGTTCATCAGACCATGACCGCCCGCGATCTTGACGGTGCGGCGGATAATTTGTTGATCGCCCTGGCCGCTCTTGACGTAATCGGCGTATTCATTGTCGCAGGTCAGTGCGCTGTAAACGTATGGCATCTTTTCTTCTCCGGGTCGGTAATTAGGTAAATAAACCAGATTCTATCATTAACAACGACTTACTTTTCCATCTTTCACATATCTACTAATTGATGCCTCGCTAACTCCCAGCGCCTTAGCCATCGCTCTCTGAGAATCATAAATTTCACCAGTGTTCTTGTCTATGACTTTTTTACTGCACTTTTCAGCAGCTAGTTTTGCCATTTTTCGGCATTGTATCTTGTTCGCATCAGATGCGCGCCAAATATCCTGTCCTGCGCGGGCCGCCGCGAGATTCGCTGGGTTAGATGCAAAGGCTTTATATCCTTTTTTTGTAGACGCCTGCCCTTCTGGCGTGGCGGAATACGCGATTACCTTCTGCCGTTGCAATTCTTTTCCCTCTGCGCTCCTAGGGTCTTTTCTTCCCGCAAATATTCTTTTTAAGTGATCCGCCCCGCCTTCGGCCATCTGTTTTTTTGTTGCCGCTGATTTCATTGCTCGGTATTCTGGTCGCCTCCATGCTATCTTGCCCACCTCAGATTTTAATGGGGTTTTACAAAATTCAGCATACCCTTTTTTTGTTTCATGGGATACCTGCCTACCTTTTAATGCAGCACTTAACTTTGCTCGCCAAGCAGGGTTATCCCATACTCTTTCACGCATTAGAGCATGCATCACTGGGTTTGTAGCGGAATCTTGGCCTTGCCCTCCTTTGAGGATGTTATAGCCTTTTTTGTTGTTTGTTGAATCACGCAAATCAATCTCGGATATTTCCGCAGAACAGCATTCATCGCGGCTATTGTGAGTGCTAATTATATGCATAATAGGCGCTCCGTGTTTTCTCCATGCACAGTAGACGGGGAGTTTTTTACCCGATCTAGCCGCGTACTTATGACTTTTATATCGAGACTCATAAAGTCCATTGGAATCCGTTTTACTCATTCCAATATAAACTTTTCCATTATTAAAAGTCAGCGCATAAACAAAATAAACTACATCCATAAAAAAATCCCCACGGTTTAAGATGGGGATTAGTGTAACACTCTTTTCGCTGTCGCTACGCGCCCGACCTTCTGATCACCGCAAATGGACGTTTAAGCATCACGCCCGCGCTCGCATTGGCGAAGACTTCTTCGTAGCCCTTCGTCAGTTGCTGCGCGCCGATGGTGACGAACTTGGCCGGAACCATCTGCATGAACACCTTGCCGTCGTCGGTGCTGCCTTCTGGATACGAATCGGCATACACGTAGAACACGTTTGCGCCACCGTTGGCGGCGTCCAATTCAGGGGCCGATTCAACTCGTACGTTCGGGTAGTTCTTCGACAGCCATTCTTGCACCGAGTAGCCCAGTTGCGTCGGGATCGAGATGTAATCGACCGACGATGGACCCATCGCCCAGGTGATAGGCGTTTTCTTCGGATCGATGACGTTACCCGATTGCACACGCAGGGCGTTCAGGGCCGACAGAATATCGGCGATGATTTCCAGCGTTGTCTTCGTGGCGAACGTGGACGTACCGGCTGCACCGTTCGGCAGGTTGACGTAGGCAGGCAGCGACGGATCGTTCAGGAAGCCATACGTGCGGCCGGCGCCGTTGTTGAAGCCGTAGAAGCCGATGTAGTTACGCTGCACTTCCAAGCCCATGACAGCAGCCACGCGCTTTTCAGCGGCGCTGTTGTAGTTCATGGCCGATGCGCGCTTTTCTTCCAGGTAGCCGACTTGCAGGCCTTCTTGGTGGCGCACGATGGAGCGGCGTTCCCAGTTGGTGTTCCAGTTGGTCATCGGGACGTTGTTGCTGTCCTGGTAGATCGACGCGTTACCCGTGCGCTCGCTGAAACCTTGAACGATTTCTTCGTCCTCGATGCGGCCCATGGTAGTCTCGCCGATCAGGCGGTCAATGGCTCGGTCACGGGTGGTGACGAACACGAAGCCTGGCGCAAAATGCTGCAGGAACTGGATCGGCGTGGTGATCGATGGCGTGCTCAGTGGCGCGGTCAGGTTGGTATCCATCGCGCTGTTGATCATGTGCGCACCGTCCTTGTACGCAGAGTACATCTGGCCAATGGCCCGCTGCGTGAAGGTGATGCCGATGTTGTCCAGGGCGGCAACGTCTGCCATGGATTGAACTGGGTAATCGCTCAGTGCGCCCACTTTTCGGGCAGAGCGATGACCACGGATTTTTGTTTCTTCCATTTTTTGCCCCTATTAGCTGTTAAGCAGTTGGATGATTGCCAGCGAATTGGCAGTCGTGATATTGCGCAAGATGAACGATGCGCCAGGGATCAACGTGTGGCTTGCTGGTGGCGTTCCGCCTGGCGCTGCGGCGATGATGCCGGTAGCATTCGCGTAGGCCACGCCATCGCCGATATTCGCGGTCGTGGACGTGATGATGAACACGCCTGGAATGGTCGTGGTCGCTTCGACTGGCAGCTCATTAGGCAGCGTCAGGGTAGGCGACAGCGGGCCGGTAGCGCCACCGAGCGATGCGTATTGCTTGCTGTTGGTCAGGATGCCGGCGAAGACGCCAGTGCCACCAGCGACAGCAACGCCATCGGTAGCAGCAACCATCGTCACAGCGCGGCCGATGACGTTTTGGGTAGGATCGGTGGTGCGCAGAACAACGTTCTTTGCGCGCACTGGGCCGTCAAGGGCGCGGTCGCCGACGATGCCATCCGCAGGGAATTGGCGTACAACTGATTGAAATGCCATGGTTGCTGCTCCTTACTTAACGTGCGTAGCCAGGTAGGCCGCGCCGGTGGATTTTTGAACGTCGATGGAATCCATGCCGTATGCCTGCGATGGCGATGGACGGCCGGCCAGGTAGCTTTCGACGCGGATTTCGGCATTGTCTTTCGGCAGCTTCAATTGATCTGCGATATATTCCGCCGTCTGCTTGAGTGTCATCGAGTCATGGGCAAAACTGCCAATGAAATGGCTGGCACGCGAAGCCAAGTCATTCTTTTTGGCGATTTCCACCATGATGGCTGCCGAGTCCATTGCTGCAGGCTTGGCTTCCAAAGCTGTGATTTTCGCCGTCAGTTCTTTGACATGCTTCAAGGCCGCGTCCATGGCTTCGGATTTTTTGCCGTCTTCTTCTTCTTTAGCTTTCCGTGCGGCTTCTTCCTCGGCCGCTTTCTTTTCGGCCTCGGCATCATCCATGGCCTTTTTATCGGCCTCTTCCTTCGCTTTCTTTTCGTCTTCGTCCTTGGCCGCTTTTTTCTCGCCCTCGGCTTCGTCCATTGCGCCTTGCATCTTATCGACGGTCGCAGTGAGCGCAGCGACGGCCTTTACCAGTTCTTCCAGTTCCATTTGTTGCTCCTTACTTTCAAGTTTGAATGTCATGCTGTCCATGACTGACACATCCGGGCCGCTGCGACCCTTTACAACTAATGCACTGTGATTGCCGCGTATCCGGCGCTGGACGTATTCATACGCCTGGCCATCAAACACTCCGCTTTCTTTTGACCATTTGCAACTATAGCCGGCTGAAACCTGTTCTTTGCCAATTTCAATTGAATCGAGCGTTTGTGCGGAATATACACGCAAATTGGCGCGGAGGTATGGGAATTCAAAATATACCTTTTCCCCGATTACTCCTTCGACGCGCTTATTGTCTGTTTTGACAAGGGTTCCGATATTGCCTAGCAGGTTCTCGGGATGCTCGTTTATGAATGGCGTGAGCTTGAATGACTCGATGGTTTCAGGATCATTCAATTCCTCTTGCGGACGAAGCACCATGTAAATCTTGCTTTTGTCATCCGCGCCGATTTGCGAGCCGAGATAGGGGAATACGCCAACCTTGGAGATTGGATTGTCTTCGATGGTCATCCAGCCGAAGTCATCGAACTTGCGGGCGCTTTCGTCCATGGCCGCGCCAGCTTCTTTATAAGCAATTGCAGCGGCCTGCTCGGGGCTATGTCCCGCTGCAATCAGCTCCTCTATATTGGCCTGGATAATTTCTTTGGAACTGCCTTTTTTCAGCGGCATTTTAAACTTTCCATCCGGCTATCTGGTAGCCCATCAGAAACAACATGCGATTACATGGCTTCTCATCCATGTTGATTGTCAGCAGCATGAGAGCGGGGCCAATCAGTTTCTTGACGGTCAGCGATAAGGTAACGATCATTTCATCTGCGATATTCATCTATTGCCCTCACATGCCCTAAAAATCAATGCCAAGAATTTGATATTGACGGCCCGCTTTGCAGAACACCAATCGACCAAAAATCTTCATCACCGAGCATGCGCCAGCTTTGGCATATTCAAATCCAGCAAACTTGTAATGCTTATACATGGCATCCCTCACATATCGTCAAAATTAATTACCGGCAGGAAACTACAGCGGCAAAATGGACTTTCACCGGGGATAACATTTTCTCCCTTGTCCCCAATTGGCGCACCTTCGGATAAAACGAATTCTTTCCCATTATATGCTTTATGCAAAGGACGCGGCTCTTTCGTTCCGCCAGTGTGAATCCAGATTCCTTTTTTCACGCCGGCCGCTTTTGCCCGTTCAATGTTGACAGTATTGTATGCTTTTCGTGACTGATCCAGAGCGATATTCCGCGACCTACGTTCCTACATTCCGCCGTATTTCTTAATCTCTTCCTGCAGCGGCCCAATGCCACCAGTTCCAGTAATCGAGCGGTTCACCGCGCCCTTGATGCGATCAAGGTATTGCGTCGGGATCGACTTAATCAAATCCACGTTTTCGCTGATACTGGCCTCAAACATGTCGCGCATACCCTGCGGCATATCCTCGACTTTGAGTGTTACCTCGCCAGTCATCTTCTTGAATGAGCGTTTCAGATTCGCTTTGCTCTGCTCGTCAACCTCTCCCAGCATCCTGCGCGCTAGGCGGCTTGCATAGCTCGTGTACAGGCGGTCAAAACGCGAGGTAAGCAGATTGAGCATCTGCCGCGCCTGCAGTGCAATGCTGGCATCCTGCGCGAAGAACTCCTTTGCGTCGGGCGTGCGGAAAAGTTCCTTGACGGCCTCTTGCGTGGCCTTGGTCATTTCCCGCGCCAGCTTGCGCAGCTCCCGCGAGTATCGCTCTTCGATCCCCACGGGGTTATGCAGCGCCAGGCCGCGCAGTTGCTTAGGCTGTTGCGGTGGCGTCGTCTTGGTCATCGGGTATATCCAGGTCATCAGGCATATCCGCACTCATGCCGGCGAATTCAGATTGCGCGTCCTTCGTCAGTGCTTCGCGGATATCATTGCCATCTATGGCGCCAGTCTGCTGCAGTGCTGCATACGTGTCGGCCTTGAGCTTGTTGATTTCCGCGATTTCTTTTTCGGTCGGCTCATCCAGCGGGTTCCATACTGGCTCAATGTGATACTTGCCGTTGAATTCCGAGCGCGACAAGATTTCATAGTGGCGCTCAAGGAAGGGCGCACCGTCATTCTCTTGCAGGCTGGCCAGCAGTTCGCGGTAGCTCTCGACCTCGTAATCACCCGATGCGCCGAAGCCCTTGGGAGACGTGCCAAGCAGTTTCGTAGCCGGCACTTCGGCAATCGCGGCCACAAGCTGATACTGCGTCATGATGACTGAATCAACGTCCGCCAGACTTGTTTCGTGCTGCTCATACTCTTCTTCCTTCCCGATGATGCGAGTTCCGTAGTTATCACGTAAGGAAACTTGCTCTGCCATGCGCTCCATGAATCGTTGGGGATTTTGAAAAGCGCTATCAAGATCAAGCTTTACTACATTCATGCGCTTGGTCATCGCCAGTAGCGGCCCTTCATTGGCCGTGCGCTCTGCTGCATAGATGCGCTCGTAAATCTGTTGCGTAAGCGGCACGCCGCCGTACAGATAGGCAGGCTTGAGAATATCCGGCACCTCGGCATGGCGAACGATAATCAGGTGCGTGCGGTGATAGCGCTTGCTGCCGATCTGCCACCATGTCGGCTCATAGAAATGGATGCTCGATGCGTCCATGATGGAATCGTCGCCCATGAATGGCGTCATCCAATACGGGTCTACCTGGCTGATTCCGCGATAGCTGCCAGGCTTGATGCCATCGGGATTATATGGCTTGAGGTAATAGTCGGGATCGTCCGACTCGACAACGAATAGAGCGATGCGAATGCCGAAGATGCGCTTATTGCGGATCAACTCAACCAGATTGTGATGCACGCGGAATTGCTTATCGAGCTTGCATATTTCCGCGATCAGTTCGGGTGTCTCTTCGTTTCCGTCGTTGATGGTCGGCTTCCAGCCATTGCGCACGGCGTCCTTGGCCGGCATCGAGCACGCCTTATCAATCAACCACTGCTGCGCGAAGATGGCGCAGGCTTGGAAGCCGATAAAGCCTTGGCTTGCATACCAGGACATAAGCGAGTCAGGCATGCGCTGCGTAGCCGAAACGAAAGCATTCTTGCTGGCGTATGGATTACTGCCGGGGTCACAGAAGGCGTCCATGGCGTGCTGCCTGCCATCCTGCGAGCCTTTGAATGTCGGCGCCTTGATCATCGCGTCATACATGGCCCCACGGTCAAGAGGCTCCATGGAGATATCCGTACTGAACTGGCCAGGGCGCCCAACGTTATTCACAGCCTCAGCCTCTTGCACTGGCTTGCCTTCTTTGCCGCGCACCCAATCGAAAAATCCCATATGTTCCTCAATAATCGTAGAAGCTCTTGCCTGCCGAACAAAGTCCTGCGCTGTTTGCAATAACAAAGCTGTCAGCAATATTTGGAGATGCGACCTCGCGTTTCGCCAAATCTTTTTTTGACTCGACTTTCACCTTGCCGGCATTATCAAAGTCTCGTTTCGGCGTCGCTAATTCATCCATCAGCTTTTCAAGCAATTTAGAATCGCACTCGCTGGATATGCTAATCATATCATCTGCTGCAAATTCAATCCCTTTCGTGACGGCAAGATAGGTGTTTCGGAAGCGGTCAGCAATAAGCCACCAAGCCTGCGCTTTGAGGTTGGAGAAGAAATCCTTATTCTTGATCTTCGTTTCCCCGTAATTGGAATCTGGCTTTGATACGGCCGCACCGGCATTGAATTTGAAGTGGCTTGACCATCCCAGGCTATTGAGCGTCGATCCCGTCCCGGCGCCCACGCCAATAGAGTCATAGCCTATTCGCTGCGCATCTTGCGTTTTTGCCGTCAACCGCACTCGCTCTGCGGACTCGCGCAATTCATTCTCGCCACCTTTCCATTCATCCAGGCCAGTAGCGATAGAGCCATCCATGGTCGTAGTGGCGTTCTTATCGGCGCCATCGTCTGCAACGTCATAGCCGACTGTCTTGCCGCCTGACCATGATCCAGAGGCCGGGATAACCGTCTTGTGCGCATCAATAGCATATTGAATCCAGCTGCGCTTGATGATTACGCTTGCGTCATCGTCTTTTGGCACTCCCAGGTAGATATGGGCAAACTCGTCTGCATCTTCTTCCTTGGCCGCGTTGATGATTTTCAGCATCGTATTAGACAAGAACGGATTCTCATCATAGTTGATTTGACGCACGATAGTTTCAGGCGGCGGATTCCGAACGAACCGCTTATACGCAAAATCAGTAGCAAGCTTGGGATTGAATATCACCCAGCATTGCGAATGGTCTTTACGAATGGTCGGCTCTAGCGTCTTCCATTGAGCCTCTGTGAGATTGTGCGCTTCCTCGATCCAGAGAATATCCACGGACTCTAGCGACTTAATCTCGTCAATCGAGCGCCACAGGCCATAGAACATGAACTCCGAACCTGTTGCCGTGTTGTAAATCTTGTCTCGCTGAATATCAAAGCGCGATTGCAGGCCGAAGCGTTCAATCTGAATCTTGAGCAGGGCATAAACTGATTCGCTGATGCGATTCTGAAATTGTCGAACGCACAACACGCGAAGTTTATATTTGTTCGCCAGGAATGTAACGAAGCCGGCCGCATCCCATGACTTTGAGCTTGCGCGCCCGCCGATCAATACCCGATTGCGCGCTGGCTTCGTCCAGAATTCCTTTAGGGCAGGATTCAGAGATGCTCGACCTTCACTCGCCATAGAAGTGGCCCAAACCATCAGGAATATTCTCAGGAGCCTTATCCTCATTCATGATGCTATATGCTTCGCGCTCAAGGCCGACTAGCACGCGCAGAGTATCAGCCAACTGTTTCATGCTGGTGATCCTGCCCGCACTGGATATGACTTTGCTATAAAGATCATTCTTCCTGTCCATCCCGTTCTTGTCTTCGCTACGGAGCATTTCGCCCAATTCCTCGTACAGGTCGAGATTGGTTGTCTGCTGCTCCATTTCTTCCAGCAGCGACAGGCAGAGGTTACGTGATCGCTTAATGTCTCTGCGGTGCGCCATGCGAATATCGGCGATTACCTGCGCATTGGCATCTACAACCCCTTTTTCGGTTTCCAGTCGTTCAGTGGAAACCAACGTGGAAACCTCCCGCTTGGAAACCAGCGCATCGGCCTTAGCTTGTATCTTTGCTTTTAGGTCGCGCTCCCAGCCTTCCTTCTTGGCGCGCTTGTTGATCGCCGTGTGAGAGCAGCCGCGAGCCTCTGCTATCTCCCTGATGGAAAGCACGCCGGCCCGGTAATCAAGCTCGATACGCTCCCAATCCGTTGTTGCCTTATCGTTAATCATGATTCAATGTCCCGTTGCGCTGGAAAGGAATGTTGTTCATCGCCAATAGTAACTCAAGGTAGGCGATGTAGTCGGCATCAGGCAGAGAGTTGCTTTCCCGATAGGCGGAAACGATGCGATCCATGACCATCGCCCATCCCTTTAACTCAGCCCCTAATCCTACTAACTTCAATTTCTTGAGGTCGCTCTCACTCAGATCGAACCATTCTCCTGAGATGCGCTTGCCATCCATCATCACATGCATCATGCGCTCAAGTTGCAATGCGCCTGGGACGTAGAACGAAGCGACAGTTTCGATATCAAATGGGATTTTGACATTGAACAGCTTTAGCCTATCGTGCATGTCATTCGCCTTGCCGATCTTCATGCGCTCTACACCTCCATGCGTGCCTTTGATGATGTAGACATAGGCCCAGCCCTCATCCCTCTGGATGGCCTGCGCAAGATCCATCATCTCACCCCATGACTCATGCCTGACGCCTTCGTAAGCTGCATACGCATTGGCTATCATGCCATTGTGGAGGTGCGGTAGATTGATCGCCCACTCCATGCGCTCACCGTTTGCTCCGAAGATCGCTTCGGCAATATCTCTTTCGCTCATGCTTTTCCTCAAATTTCCCTAAGTTTCCGTTATTTTACACGCGGGATGATGCGGGCAACAAAAAACCCGACAAGCTTGTGGCTGTGCCGGGTTCGTTGGCGGGCTAGTCCCTGCTGCCTTGTGCATGGATTGGGAGATTGATCGTCCACCTCACTATGGCGAGGGTATCTAAGCCCATCGCTCGGCCCCATTCTTTCTCGGGCGCTCCATTCATCAGCTAGATTTTTAACCCAATCTAGCTAGGGGTTCTTTCGCGCCCCGCCCTATCTGGACGGTAGCGCTGTCGGGTGAATCAAGTTCCAACCCAATTGCCTTCGCACTTCCGATGGCACTGGCGGCGGCGTCCGATCTTCGCGGCGCTGTGCCATCCAATCCCTCACTTGCTGCTTGTTCGGCTGCACTGTGTTCGTCATGGCTGGCTCCTGGTAGGGAACTGCAAATAGGTGGCTACTCGCTGCAATCTCCTGGGGTTATTAATCCCGTGCGTTCGCCCAATTTAACGGGCCGCTTTGCAGATCATCCGCTTTCGCCGTTGTGATGGCCAGTGCTACACCTGGCGACGCCTAAGGTGGTATTTTGCAGGGATTTCGCCCCTTTCCACATTTCACCACACAGAGAACGGCTGGCGTGATTTCAAGTCACGTTTGTCTCGGGCCGGAAGGCTGCACGTATGCAGTGATCCTCGCATGGCTACCGTCTAAACCGTTCCGTGTGTAGCGACTCTTACGTGAGTCATTCGTGAAACTTGGTGCCGCTCAAAGGAATCGAACCCTTGACCCACTGCTTACGAAGCAGTCGCTCTGCCATCTGAGCTAGAGCGGCGAAACTAGTTGTCGATGCTGGTATCGAACCAGCGACCTAGCGATTATGAGCCGCTTGCTCTACCGTCTGAGCTAATCGACAATGGAGCGGATATCGGGAATCGAACCCGAGTCGTAAGCTTGGAAGGCTTCTGCTGTGCCAATCAGCTATACCCGCTTTGAAACTGGTGCCGGGGGCGGGGTACGATCCCGCAATCCCTAGGGCGGCAGATTTTAAGTCTGCTGTGTATGCCAAATTCCACCACCCCGGCAAATCTGGTGCGCAATGAGGGACTTGAACCCCCAATCCTTTCGGCACTGGTTTCTAAGACCAGCGTGTATGCCATTCCACCAATTGCGCATTATTTGGTGCATCAGGATGGATTCGAACCATCGCGCTTTTTACAGAACGGGGTTACAGCCCGTCGCCTTCAACCACTCGGCCACCGATACATTAATCTTAGACCGCGTAAAGCCGGTCACTGCTACGATCTATTTGCTCGCCGTCAGGAATTATGGCTATCCAAGCGCCCTAGCCTTTTTCGATAGGTTTCGCATTCACGCCCTGCGGATACCTCCGAAGGGATCAGGAACATACATTCACCCGGATTTAATTCCCAGTACGGTATGCCAGCGCTGTCGGAAGTCTTTACTGCTGCAATTATTTCCATCGCTCCCCGCTCTCGTCATCTGCCAAAGCCTCGTGACTACCGTTGATGCGATGTTCTAAGGCTTCATTCTGCACGAAACTTTCAACGATTGCAAGCGATGTGCGCAAATACAACATATGCGGGTCTTTTAAAGTCGCCCGATTGCTATAAATTTAATCAATAGCCATCGAATGCGCCAATGGTGGCCGAAGCTGTTACATACGGCTGCCCATCGTTATACCGCGACCCGATAGTGGTCAATGTCGTCAAGCCAGGCGCCATAGTTTTAATCGGCCGGTTCGTTGCCTCATTGTATCCAAGCTGAGCACGCTTCAATGGCGCATTCGATTCTGGTGCGTACAGCAGCGAATTCTGGTCAAGAGCAATGCTGGCTGTCGCCAAAGATGACTGCCACAACGTGAAATAGTAATCAGACTTGGCGGCGGCCTCCCACGCATAAGACCCCGCACCAGATGGGCAATAGATGTTCTTTTGCCCAATAGGATTCGATTTTGCCGCTCCAATACCGGCGCGTAACGAGCCACAAATAGGGTAGCGAACATTCACTGAATTCTTAGTGTAGAACAGGTTATTGGAGATATTGCAGAAACCCGTTGCCGCGTTGCCCTCGGTGAACCAGTAACTAGCACCTTCATACGATAAGCCATTACAGCGGTCGTCATCAAGCACAACAGTATTCTGCGTGAACGAATGACCCGAGCCGCCACTGGCGGCAAAGCCGCGACGTTGAGGTGCGATGATCAAGTTGAAGCTGGCCTTGTTGTTGGTGTTGACAGTGTTGGCAGTGTCCGTAGACTCAACACCAGCAACCGTCTTGACATTGGCGAACCAGATGCCACCCAACGCCGAGTTGGTCGCGTAACGGTTGCGCGACAGATCGCCAACGTTGTATTGAATGGTGCAATTGTCATTGTCCGACCATAGCTCAACGATGCTGTTTCCCGATACGTCCTGACCAATATTCTTGAGCACCTTGCCGCCCGAAGTGAACGAGAACTCAACAACGTTGTTCGTGATGTCCTGCCCGCGACAACCCTGCACGATGGCGTTCGTTGCACGTTTGCTGGTGGTCGCACCAAATATTTGGAACGCATCGCCCGAACCAGTCACGACCAGCCCATCAGTGCCGATATGCGACCCGCTGCAACCGGTGAACATCAGGTCATTGACCGTCGCCACGTTAGTTGTTGATGCTGAACCGATTTGCGCGGCGCACTCATAGCCGAGCATCGTGTCAAGGCCAGCCACATGCACATATCCTGTCGCAGCGACATCGCTCAACAGAACACGGAATGGCGTCTTGGCCTTGGCCAGTTCCATCATCCCCAAGCGTGGGTCAGCGCCATCAAACGGGCGGATATACAGCACGCCGGACTGATACGTGGCCGTGCCTGGCGCTGTTAGGCTGACGGCCGGGCTGGTGTTGTATGCCACTTTGATCAGGCGAACAAGCGACTGAAAGCAGGGGACTTCGGTGGCCATAGCAATCGACCAGATGTTAAGCTGCGCATCGACGCTTGCCCATCCCAGTTCAACCGTGCCACCTGTGATGATAGGCAGCGTCTGTGCGTCGCCATAGGGGCATACGGTGAAGGGCCGACCATTCGACCCATTTGCGGTCATCGTCAAGCCTGCACCCGTCACCCGCGTTGTGGTGCCGCGCTTGATGCCCAGCGTCTCGTTTGACATGTCACCCCGGCAAACGCTTTCAAGCTGCGCCTGCGTGAAATATGGGTGCTTGAACGTGCCATAGCCAAAGCTAGTCGCAGCGGCGGTTGGGTCAAAGTAAATGGTAGGGCGCAGAATGAACCCGCCCGCGTACAAGTCGATGCCGTTAAGTGTGTCGGGAAGCCAGAATAAGCCAGGGGGGCTTACGGGAAGCGCAGTAGAGCGATTAGGGTAGCTCACCGAGCGCTCCAAACGTCACCATTAATGCCAGTAAAGCGAGCATGGCTCACGGGGGCAAAGATGCTAACAGAAATACTTCCAGCGCTGGAGTTATCGTATGTCGGCGTGAAGTACGTTGCGCCGCCATCGGTTGAAAGCTCAATCAATCGGCCGGCAGCAGAGCTAATCAGCGAGACAGTAGCGGGCCAATTCCATAAGGCAATGTTTACGGGGAATGGCGTGGAATCCGCCAGGGCTGCGCTTTTGAAAGCCATCGCTTGACCTTTTTATGGTAGAGATTTAGATTCCCCAATTCTACCAGCATACCGCGCCAAGCAAACAAAAATCCCCGGAACCTTGCAGCTCCGGGGATTTCAGTATGCAATCACCGCCAAGGAATCACGCATGGAGGATTTAACGGCTTGCACTGCGGAAGTTTCCGACTATCCGCTGCGGCGAGTAATCGTCTTGTGCTAATTATGCATCATTTTTTGTATGGCCATGTTGCGTTGCTCGGTGCGCGAGGCTCGCTAGGCACTGAGCTAGGTCGCTCAACGCTCCACAGAATCATCATCATGGCGAAAAGTGACATTATTTAATCTTCCTTGTGATGCTAATCGGCGATTTCAGGATGGCATGCGAAGGCATAAAGTAAGCGGCAATACCATGCGCGAAATCGGCCAACATGCACCATGCATGAAGCGCTGGAATCTTTGGTGTAGCCATAGCGATTTCACCATCATCATCGCCGTCGAACCAGGCTGGCACGCCGAACAATTTACCCTCATGCGTCAAGCCGGATTCTTTTGCAGTCACGGCCGTAATATAGATAAGGTGCATCATGCCGTTTTTATCCTCCTATTATTTCATTTCAGGTTGAAGCATCAGCGCAAGAATTATTTGTGGCGCGGGCGGTGAATGCCCCGCTTGAACTATTACGGTGTTAGCTGACACTGCCGAAGCAGGATATTTCGATTTTCACCGTTATTACTGGACAGCCCCATCTTCCGGCTATTTATTCAGCTTGTCTTCCAACATGGGCTTCTGCTCTATCCATTCGGACTGATTAAGTCACTCCCAATCACCACTTGGGACTAGCCACAACCATGATTTTTCCCCACCGTTCCGCCCATGCACTGCACCAGCATTACCTGTGTGTGTTCTCATTCCTCGGAAAAATCATGGTTGTGGCGACTGCTTAAGGCAGTCAATCTAGCACTACTAGGCTGCGTTTCCGCTATTTGAATGGCCTTTGTGGTGCGCTTTTACTTCTTGCTTTCGCTACCGAACCTCAGTTCGATATCGGCGCCGGCCAGGTTATTTTATGCGCTCAGGATTTTCGCCTGTCGGCCAGGGTCGATGTGCAGCATCTTGGTTGCCGAGAATCCGGCGCCGGTCGATTCGTTTTTCATGATCAATTTGCTTTCTCTGGCGACCTGCCAACTTCGTGCGCCCGAGACTTCCAGCGCGGCGCGCACGTTGATGGTTTTCGGTGCCAAGGCGGCGCCGGATTTTTCGACGGTCGCATGGCTGGCTTGCTCGGTACTAGCGACGATGGCCGGGTACGCTGCGTTCGCCTCGATGGGCGGGGCGGCAATCGAGGCGGCGCTGGCAAATGCCATTGCTGCAAAGATTGCCAAGGTGCGAAACATGCGCTTCATAATGCTCCTTTACATGGTTTAACTACGGGTAAATCTGATCCAGAACTATCTGTTAAGTGAACGATTCAAGAACTTCACTTTACCGCAAAAACACTTTTTATTCAACTGCTGCGATTTTTATTTTTATAAGTGTTGCGCCAATGTCACACTTGCTCTGCCGCCTCTTCCTTTGCAAGTTCGGCGCGAACATTGGTCGAATTGATGCGATGCCGGATACGGCGCAGTACTTCATCGGCAGCGCGCTCAATATCAATTGCTCGGACGTTTGTTACCTGCGCATCATGCGCATCAAGAAATTCATTCAGCAATGCAATTTCATCACCTTTAAGCAAGAATTTCTGGCCTCCTGATTTCATGGCGCGTTTGCCGCATTCGCATAGCGCATCCCTGGCTGCGATCATTATCTGGCGAAACTCGTCGCCGATGCCCTGCTCACACATGACATTGGCCATATTCACCGCGCCCACCAATCGGTCCCAGTCATCGCGGGATCCTGTTCCGACCATCATATTTGCCATGGCACCATGGTTTTTGATGCGCAATGCTTGCAGATGTTCGGCATGCTCGATGCTCATACCGCCAAGGAATGTTGACATAGGATTGACTGCTACATATTTCGGGCGATATTTTTTGCTGCGCTTTTTCATGCCAATTCCTTTACTCGGTCAGGCTGCTGATAAAACATAGCCAGCACATCTTCCAGGCCAGTCATGGGCGGCTTGCGGCGACGCAGATTCTTTGGCTCTATTGATGACTCATAGCCATCCTGCCATTCAACTCCATACACGGCATCATAAAAGTTTTTGCGTGTTATCATGTTACGTGTTGGTCGAACTTGAAGTCCGATTGCAATTACGCCACTCATCCCATTTCTCTCAGGATGATAGACAAACCCATATCCCTCCACCACATCGCCAACTTTAAACGGCCCATAGTCCCATTCGTCGCGGCCGCTCATTTCCCCACCTCATCGACTGTATCCCCGAACTTGCTGGCCACGAATGCGCGCATGGCGGCGATAAGAGGCGTGGGGCCGCGACCAGTGCAGCACGTAATGTGCTCTTCGGCTTGCCATTCGGCATCACTGATTGGATGAAAGCCAATGGCGTATTCTTCCAGCAGCGGCCCTGCCTGCGCCCAGTCTTCGTGCGGTGAGTATACTTCCGGCGTGATACCGCTATGGCCGCCAGTGATGATGTATTCGCCCTGGTTGCAGTCAGGCCTAAAGTCAGCGCCATCAGCACGGCCCGCCCAAAGCGAAAGCTCCACGCCTTCCAACTCAGCAACGCGCTTCATTTCGCCACCTCGCGGCAGATTTGCTTGCCGTCTGCGCCCATGCGCGGAGTCGGCGCCGTTTGGAATATTGACAGGTATTGGCAACCAGTCTCAACGTCGGTGTAGACTTGAAGGCCTGGATTTACGTCCGCCTTCGGCCCTTGCGCGGACCGGTCAATATTGCCGCACCCGGCGCACAGCAGCGCCAGCAGAATGAACATAACGGAAGTCACAGCGGCACGTAATTTCCTTGTCTTCGGAGTGCCAAGGAATAAGCAGCATAAAACTGAACCAATACCGAGCAGAATGATCGATGCCTTCATTGCGCGCCCTCCTTCGCATCCTCGGAAAAACGATCTTTAGTCATGCCTGCGACTGGCCACACAACAGTAGCTCCAGTCGGGGAAAGCTTTACAGCGATAGCTTTCAGCGCCCAATTGATATTAACCACTTCCACAGGCTCCTTTCCTCCGCCCCATGTTTTTCTATACACCATGTCGCCTTTCTCGATGCTGAAATCAATCGGCTGCGCATCCTTGGTGCCGGTTACGCTGGCGATGATGGATGGAAGATCAAGCCCAAAAACAAAATTCCTTGCCAGTGCAATCTCAGCAACGGCATTATTCACCGCCACAGCAACCGCTAGATCACGTGCAGCGCGGCCTCCGGCTTCATGCTTGTAGGCGATGGCTTGCCCATCAGCATAAGCCTTTCGCACCGATTCCGCCGACGCGTCAGCCGGCACTACCTGGCCCGCGTCAATGGCGTGGCGCAGGGCAGCGTTGGCGACGGCTTTAAGGTCTGTTGCATTTTCAGGGCCGCAGCTGACAAATGCAAGATGAAGGTCATCTTCCCCAATTTGCGTTTCAGGATATGTTGGCGTTGGCGCGGGCCAACGACAATGACTGAAATTCTTATCGTCCGGCTCTACAAATGTTATTCGTCCAGAAGAAATGCATACCAGCTCATCGCCGACGAATATCGGCTTGCCATCAATGAAGCCCAGGGGGAGCATTACGAGACGCTGGACAACGGCTGGATGGCCATGATCAGTCGTGCCATCAATGCGAAACGCAGCGGCCTCTTGGTCGCCATCTACTTCAATAGCGATGATCGGATGGGTTGGATGCTTGCGATCCCATTTTATGACTTGCACGGCCTCGCCGCGCTCACCACTAAACGGCGCGCCCGCCTTCGCATGCTCCAGGTTAAAAGGCCGGCTGAATTCTGGCTTGCTCATTTGCTCTCTCCAGTTTTGTCACGATTCTTCCACCACGCAGAGCGGTAGACAGTGGTGATGTTGATCTTGAATTTCTTCGCAAGCGTCGGAGCTTCCGTTCCGGGATTCTTGGCAAGGTGCTTTGCTGCGTCGATTGAGGCGGCTGATGGGCCGCGACGGGTTTTGGTTTGCATTGTTACTCCTATATTATTTCTTATTGGTAAAGCCGCGACATGCGCTGCTTGCGGTTTATTCGGGGATAACAACAATCACGGTGCTGACGTTTGTTCCTGATGTCTTAAACGAAGCTGCCGGCAGTTCTTCTATATGGCCGCCTCGCGCCGACACAAGATCACGGAACTCGACTGTCAAGCGGTTTTCGCGGAACGCCACGCCAGCCGCCATGACCGAAACCAAGCGACCGCCCGACTTCAAAAACTTCAGCGCATGCAAAACATGTTTGATATCGGCCTGCTTTCCAAATGGCGGGTTCATTACCACGCGGTCATAAATTGGCGTCGGCACGATATCGAGAAAATTGCATGGTGCGGCCACGCCGGACAGCGGAAGATTCAACTCCGCGAGCGCGTCGCAGTTGGCCGGCATCAAGTCATACATGTCCACCGCTACACCTGATGCGGCCGCTTGGGCCGGTACGGCAAGTGCGCCGCGTCCCGCGCTAGGCTCCAGGACCATGGCGCCATCACGGATATCTGCAAGGTCAATCACTTGGCGGGCAACGATTTCTGGCGTCGGGAAAAATTCAAATTCATCCTTCGGCACAACAACGTCACCGGTCAGGATGATTTGTTCGATGCGGTCGGATGCATCGCTGTCGAAAATGTGAGCCTTCTTTGATCGGTTCCATTTACCGCCCGCCGCTTCCAGCACCTTGTTTGTGCGCTCGTACAGCTTGCGATCTAATTGACCGACCAAAAACAACGCTTGGCCATCAATGCGGGCATTGCTCAAAACATTCATTACTTCACGATCAACTTGCATTTTCACTTCTCCATTTTCGCCGCGCTGTGTTGCGCTGCCTATGAGTAGAACTATAGCAAACGCCACATGCAAATGCAAGCACAATTTACCCGATGGACTGAATTTTTTCACGAGCTGCCGCAAGTTCAGCGTAAAGCTCTTGCCGATTCCGATCAACCTTGAGCGGCCGATTGCTGACGAACTTGGTGCTCATGCGTGCCTCCGCTTCAAGTTGCGCCTGAGTCGGCATGTAATACGCCTGCGCCCTGTTTCTAGCCATGCTGGCGCGAATCCTGCCCGAATGCGCAAGACTTGCCAGCGCCAGGCCCATAGCCGAACGATTCACCTTGAACCGTTTTGCCATTTCGGTGATGTTGTAGAATTTTCCGGCGTTATCGGAAAGGAGTTGGACGATTTCGCCGGTATGCTCGGCAATTTGGGTATCAGTGTTCATAAATTCCCCCATGCTTTTGATATTCCGATATCTTCACCAATGCGCGAACTTTCATATTTCCCATTAGAGACGCAAAGGTTCATGATGGATATAGCCGATGATAATGGAGTCTCACCAACATATTCCCATCGACTTCCTCCGTTGTCCTTTACTCCGACAATGATTTTTATTGTTCCTTTAGGCGGATTGCCTTTTGAAATGCTAGCGTTAAATCTTTTTTTCATATTGCCCCCGTCAATCTCAGTTAAATTTCAAATTGGCCAGCATCCACCACAGGCAGAATACCGATCCGCCAAGTGTCGTTATTCCAGCGAGCGCAGCCAGCCAGATCAGCGGCTTGATGATGCGCATGATTTCTTCGTGGCTCATGGCATGGCCCTCCCGATTTCGGCGGCAGCTAAGACGATTGCGCGGCGCATATCAGCATAACTGTCTCCCGACATTTTTACTTCTCCAAGCCGCCCAGCGCCATCCCCTACGGCACAACCTGCCCATCCGCTGCCAATACGTGCAGATGCATTCATACGTAAGCCGAGTTCAACAGCTAGACGTAAAGCATCGCCATCGTCAGTCAGCGCGTTCCACCATGCTTTTACAGACCCAAATCTTGTTTTCTCAAAACCATATTTTCCTAAGCATTGAGCATCAAAATCCACATCAAATCCGGCCGCCTTTGCCGCCAGGCGCAGCAGTTCGATATCGGCGCTCATGCAGCGCCCATTGCGGCTTCAATTCCTTGATCCCGTCCAACTCGACGCGATGCCATAAAAATTTCCGGCTCAATAAAACACAGCATCGGAACAAGTTTGTTTTCGTAGCAATGAGGCGCATGCGCTGCGCGAATGTCATCGATGGGCGACTCAAGGGATGCAAGATCAAGAGCAATAGGCGTCTTGATAATCCCTTTCTTGTTGATGCTCACAGTGCCGTCAGTGAATTTCGACAGCGAATGCAAGTACACGCCAGGTATTGCCATTACCGCATCTGCGGCAATAAAAAGTTCTTCTTTACTCATGCTATTTCTCCCTGTCAAACTTCAAAGACCACGATACCCGAGCATCCGCTTTCTCGCTAGGCAATTGCTCGTATTTTTTACATGCCGTTGCGCGAGTGCTACAAAACGTCGCGCCCGGTAAATTCTTGCATCGGCCATAGCCTACCTTTGCGTGTGCGCTGTAGTCGTGCAGGTTTAGGCTGGTGCAGGTTAGGCAGGTGCTCATGGCTTGGGCGCTTCAATCTGCGCTGGGGCAATGAATTCTTGCGCGCATTGCATCTGGATCAATGGGGCGCTTGTGCCACCAGCCATGACAGCTTGCGCCTTCGCCTTGTCGCCAATCAGCAACGGCTTGAACATGAAATTAGCCGCCGCCTTGCTGTTGTGCGCGTTCGCCTGGCCGATCAGGATGGGCGCGTAGTCTGGTATCTCGCCGCGCATACGGTATCCCTTGTAACGCGTCTTGAAGTCATTCCCAACGAATGGCCACGCTTTGTCATCCTGCGAACAAAGCCAGATCCAGCCGCCCATATCGGCAAGCACGCGGTGAATGATTGCGTCATCGAAAACAACGTCCTGATATGGGCCAGCGCGCCTTACTGCCTCTTCCGCCTTAGACCATGCAATAGCCGACTGGTCGCCGGTGCTGCCTTGCATCATCTTGACGAACTCGGATACCTTGGGAAGGAATGAGCCTGACGTATCCGGGTTCTGTACGTGCGCCCATGCTGCTTTACGAATGTCCGGGAACTCGTACACTTTCAAGCTGTTCCAGTAAACGTCGATCACACCGTCCGATATTTCCTTGCCGTAATAGTCGCTAAGGCTCGTCATCAGCGTGGCAAACTGAATCTGCTGCTCAGGAGTGTTCTGCATTTTTCATCCTCTCCAGCCACGCCATAGCGTTGTTTGCGGTCGCTTGGCCTACCTTTCCTAAGCGGCTCATGTTCGGGCCGCTGGCGGGCGCTTGGCGCTTATCCTGACGCACCTGGAAGACGTCCTGCCAGTTGTTCATGGTGGACTGGTCCAGCACGGCGCCGATATCCTCACCAGCAGAACGGTAGCCGTCCAGCTTCTTGATAAGCAGCGTGACAGCGCGATCAGTCGGCACCTTCTTGATCTTCTTTCGCATGGCAAGGAAGCCTTCCCATTCAGGCAGTGGGAGCCAGTCGGGTAGTGGGTTCATGCTCATCCTTTTACGCATACAACTTGGCGCAAGGTGTGCTCAATGCTGACAAGATCGGCTTGCGCAGCCATAACCGCATCAATATCTTTGTAGGCGGCTGGAGTCTCATCGATTACTTCATCGTCCTTGCGGCACTCAATACCAGCCGTAGCGGCTTCATGGTCGGCTAGCGTAAAACGGCGGCGAGCCTCCGCACGCGACATGGACCGGCCGGCACCATGCGAGCATGAGCAGAAAGAATCGGGATTCCCCTTACCTCGCACAATGAATGACTTGGCGCCCATACTGCCGGGGATGATCCCCAGGTCGCCCATGCGCGCTTGGACGGCACCTTTTCGCGTCACTAAAACATTCTGGCCGAAGTGGTTTTCATGCGATACGTAGTTGTGGTGGCAGTTGACGGCACCACAATCACAGGTAAAAGCCTTCGGCACAGCACGCGACAAGGCGCCCAACGCGGCCACCATCATCAATTCTCGATTTGCTTTGGCAAAGTCCTGCGCCCAATGAACGGCTTTCAAATAGTCGTTAAACAGTGCGGAGCCTTCTGGAATATAAGCCAGATCCTTATCAGGTAGATTAATGAACCAGCGTTCCATATCCTTCTTAGCCAACTCAATGAAGTGTGACCCAATCTTGTTTCCGACACCGCGTGAGCCACTGTGCAACATGATCCAAACGCGATCAGATTCATCGAGGCAGATTTCTACAAAGTGATTTCCGCCACCGAGCGTGCCAAGGTGCGCTGCTGAACGCATGGCCGCTGCGCCAATTGCTGGGTGCTTGTCAATCAGGGGCTGCAATCCTGGCAGCATGCCGCCAAAGATACGCAACTGCTGATCTGGCACATTTGCCCATGCGCCACGATCACCCGCCATACCATTATTGGTCCTGCCATGCGGAATTACACGCTCCAATTCAGAACGCAGAGCGTGCAGGCTATCGGGAAGATCGCTAGCAGTAAGTGTCGTGCGCTGAGCCACCATTCCACAACCGATATCCACGCCAACTGCAGCCGGGATGATGGCTCCACGCGTGGCAATGACGCTGCCGATGGTAGCGCCCATACCCCAATGAACATCAGGCATGATGGCTATATGCTTATGGATGAATGGCATCGCCGCCATATTATCGAGTTGCTGGCGCGCAGCGTCTTCCAGTTGTACGCCATTTACCCATGCCTTAATAAGGCCGCCTTTTGATCCTTCGATTGCTTGAAATGACATGCTATCTCCTTGGTTGCATGTGTTGAACTACAGAAATTACATTAAGCCTACTGGTGTTGCATATTTGCGCACCAAGAACACTTGGCCGGCGCCAGTAACCATTGTTGTAAAAGTCGGATGCGACACTTCTTGGCTGTCAACATATGGACGACCTTCAACAACGGTAAAGTACAGTTTGTCAATATATCGCTGATAAGGCATATTGCCTTTCATCAGAATGCCATCATCGCGCAGGCGCTTGAAAAACTTCGTGCGACCAATCTTAAGCATCTTAGCGACTTTTTCGATATGGCAGACGCCATCAATTGCCCGGATTACTTCGGCAAACTCCACCTTTGGCTTGTCGGCCTCAATTTTTGCCGCCAGCGCAATATTCTCAGTTTCTGCTTTCAGCGCAAGTTGGATTAACTCCATGCGCGTCAATTCACGCGAAACTGAATTTTCCAATTCCTGCCAACGATCCACAAGACGCGCCGTGAAGGCCGGCGAAAGTTGCGCAACAATCACATACGAGTCGCGCTTGCAGACTTGATAGACCTGCTCGACCACGCCATTTGCAGCTTTATTCCCATCCTCAATTTGAGGCTTGGAAATCAGGCCATCATGAAACAGGCTTTCAATCGTACGGCGCACATTGTCGTGGCGCTTTTCGGTCAGGTCAGCCATTTCCCGGCTGGTCATTGTTTGCGGCTGTCCTGCAATCATCATTTCCATTTTAGCCCCTTGAAAGCGTGGTCTTTACGGTCACACATCACACATGTCGGAAGCGTCGATTCTTCTACGACCTCGTAATTACTTTTGTTCAGGCCGCCTGTAGAGTACTGGTGACAGACTGTATCTCCTTCCTTCATATCGCCGCCAGGCTTCCACAAGTGCTTAGTCTTAGGTTTGTTTATCCGCACTAGGTACATTCATGCTTCTCCTTTAAGTCTTTAGTAGTTGTTTCGTATAATCCGAGAGGCTTGGTAGGCGCACCAGTCCCTAAGCAGAACTGGCCTTTAGATTTGATCTATCCGGTGAGGAAGGTCGCGTCACACAACAGTCGTTCGCTAGGTCGGCACTATCTTCGCCACCGACATGTGAGGTTTTTCACTAGCTTTCAGCCCCGAGTACCTCTATCAAGCCTATGCCGCTCAGGGTTTCAGTTCCCCAGCATAAACCGTCAAACAAATTACAAATATCCAGCAACTTTCTTAGCAGTCAAGTAAGCCTGATGAGCTTCCTGACTTGTTTCAAAATATCCAAGATGTTTATTTTTAAATCTTGCCCTCCATTTAAGGAGAGGAATATAAAAATTCACACCTAAAATTCCTGCCTTATTGTTGCTAAATGCTTTTTTACGATTATGGTTATTTTCGGACGCACTAACATCACGCAAATTCGAAAATATATTGTTGATCCTATTTCCGTCAATGTGATCTATCGTACTTTCCGGCCATTTCCCCGTCACATAAAACCACGCAATCCTATGAACTAAATAGGTTTGACTTCTAAGGGATATTTGTAGATACCCTCTTTGGCTTAGATTCGGGTGACATTTTTTAGGATCATGCCTAGAAAGGATTCCTGTATGCCTGTCATAAAATACTAAACTCAGAAGTTCATCGTGAGTAATTTTATTTCTCATATAGTACAGACGAAAAAAAGCTTCACCTACGCACTCCGGTTCCCCGGTTGGCCGAACGGGTCAGTACCCGCCAGTGCGTATGTGAAGCTTTACTGATTGTGTGCCGGCCAAGGCGATAGAAGGATTATGCTATGTATATAGCCGAACAGCAAGAACTATTTTGCGCACGATGCAAGATTCCAGATAACTAAACGACAGTTTCGACATGCGCCAGACGAAGGACGAAGCATCCATGCGGGTTTGCGGCCAGTTTTTCAACTTACCTTAGACGACTATTTGAGATAGTGGGCCAAAAAAAAGGCCGCTCATGCGACCTGTTTTCAATGCTATGGCATCAATCTGGCACGCCACATATCAGCCATTCGACCACCAGGGCCGCGCTGTCAACGGAACCATTGATGGCAAAGCCGCCTTCTATATCGCGCACCTCAAAGCCTGCGGCTTCAAATAGGGCTAGGACGGAATCGCGCAGGGTGGCATCGGCCGGCAACGTGGCAGCGCTCATGGTTTGGCCTTTTGGCGCTTGACGGCACTCATGCTACGCGTTCAGGAAGAATTGCATCAAGGCGCGTATTGCCATCACCGCCATATGGAAGGCACTGACCGTCCCAGTCTTCGGGAAGGCCAGTCAGTGCCGTTATTTCTGCCAGTACGCCGACAGTGATATGGCGCGGCAACGTATCGTGCGCCACTTCACGGAATGATTCTTTCGCCACATGCATTGCATGTTCGGCATCGTCGGCTTGAACCAAGGTTGTGACCATGATGCTTACGTTATATATTTTCTTGCTCATTTGACTTGCTCCAGATAGCGGCCGGCGAGCGTCTGGATTTCTTCCAGCGCCTTATCGGATAGATCGCTGGTGTCGAATTGCGTAGGGTCATCAGCACGAAGACGGAAATTTACACACATATCGCAATAATGCATTACACGAGCTGCATCATCGCGGTTAAATTCGCCGCGTGGCATTGCGCATAGCGCCTTCAATTGAGCGCTGCGCAGGGCGTGGAGTTCGGTAGTGGTCATGGCTTATTCCTTTAATTAGGGTCTGCGTCAATTCCATGCGCAGCAAGGATTAAGCGGCGCGGGCTACTTGCGCCGATAATAAGAGTGGACAATAGCATCCACCATGCCGACCAGTCGTGATAACAAATGAGATAAACAGTTCCTGCGAGAACTGATAAATCAAATATGTACATGCTGACGCAGAGCAATATTAGTGTGAGTTTCATAGATTATTCCTCGTGTCCTATTGAGAGGGTATCATTTTCATAAATGACACCTCCTTGAGAAAATGGGTTAGTAGGACTTTCCGCCATCAGCGGCGCGGTTTTCTGGCTTGTGATCTGCACGTTTGGCGTTAAATTCCATTTTTTCAACGATGGCCCCGGCCAAGTCCATGCCATAGCCGCCAGCCAAATCGAAGATGCGGATAACTGCGTCGGCCAGCTCGACCTCGCGCATGTCACGATGCGGAAATTTATCGTCTTTGAGCTTCTTGCGGTCGCCTTCCATGGCTTCGCTGATTTCCGAATGGATCAAGCACAGCTTATTGCTGAAATGGAGAGGATTTTCCTTGCTGGTATTTTTGTCGGCATAATTCCACCAGCCGGAAGCTATAGCGGCGCCATGGCATTGATGTTGAAGTTCCTCGGCGGCGTTAAGCAAGCTGACTTGGGTTTGAGTGTATTCAGGCATGTTGATCCCTTGGGCCAGCCAACTTAGCGATGGTCGTAGCCCAGGTTAGGAAGGCAAGCGCCTTGATTGGGACACCACTAAATTGACTGGCCGAAAGAATAAACAGGATTTTGATGACCTAAACCTACCGGCTACGACACCGGGAAACGCATAGTTGCGCCACGGAGAAACTATGCCATGCATCGGGAGACTTAGCAAGGGATATTTTGCAGGGATGAAGAAAAGGCCGCGATGTGCGGCCTGTGGCTTATGCATTCTCCCGCTCGACAGCATCAGGGAAGCGACTAGACGGCTTGTGCTTGGTGATAGGCGTTGATAGTAAAGCAAGCCATGACGCCGCTTGTATTTTCGGCGCCTTCAAACGGCCATAGTAAGCATCGCGGATTTCAGCGCGACGGCCAGGATGCTTCTCGTTAAAGCGCCGCTGATAGTCTGCATCGGTCTGCGGCGGCGGCTTAGGTGCATCGACCGATGATTCACTCACGCGTAGCCGATAAAGCGGCACAGGACCGTTACGCAACGAAATCCAGCGACTCACGTATACAAGGCGCTCGACAGCAAGAATAAGCAGCCACTTTCCTACCGTGGAGCGGCTGACGCCCGAGCGCTTTGCCACTTGGTTGATTGTGCCAGGCAGCGCAGCCAGAACCTTATCACGATGCGATGGGCGGCCAGTTCTCATAGAAATGATCCTTGTGCAGTCAAAAGGTGAGCGTCAGCAATGCGCTCATCTTGCAGCGGCTTATAATCAGTATTGAGTTCGCAGCCGATATATTGGCGTCCATGCTTAATTGCCACAGCAGCTGTCGTTCCACTCCCCATGAAAGGATCAAGAACCACGTCGCCAGTTCGACTACCGGCCAGAATACACGGCTCAATCAGCGCCGGCGGGAACGTGGCGAAGTGGGCGCCCTTGTAGGGACGGGTGGCGACGCTCCAGACGCTGCGGCGGTTGCGCGTTTCCGAAATCCCACATGAAGTGAAGCCGTGATTGCCTTGTTTTTCTTGACCCGTGCCGAGTCCATTTTCTCTAGCCCGTGGGCGCACAATCCCGCTGACACTAGGCTCCTTGATCGCTTCCGAGTCGAAAAAATAGCGCGGCGACTTCGACAGCAAGAAAATTTGCTCGTGCGCTTTGGTGCAGCGATCAGTTACGCTTTCCGGCATCGGGTTCGGTTTGTGCCAAATAATTTCTTGACGTAGATACCAGCCGTCGGCGCGCAGGGCGAAAGCAAGCATCCAAGGAATGCCGATCAGGTCTTTCGGCTTCATGCCGTCAGGCACAATGGAACCTTTACCGCCAGCGGCTTGACTACCGCTATGCTTCGGGCCGCCCTTTGTGCTCGGGACTTGGTAGCTGCGGTTCGCGGCGTAACTGTCGCCAATGTTCACCCAGAGCGTACCGTCGTCGGCCAGCACGTCGCGCACGTAGCGGAACACCTCGACCAGTTCCGCGATAAATTCGTCGGGCGTCGGCTCCAGGCCAATTTGCCCTGCATGGCCGTAATCGCGTAGGCCGAAGTACGGCGGGGAAGTGACGCAGGTTTGCACCTTGACGCCAGCAGCAGCCATTGCGCGTAGCGATTCGCGGCAGTCGCCAAAATGAATCTGGTTAATCATATTCATCCTTTACTTGTTATGTTGCCATACGTGCGATACGTCACCACATCGCGCACAGTAGAAACAGCTACGCCAAACTGCCGCGCAAGAGATTCGTATCCAGCGCCGCGCACACCTGGCTTATGGGCTGCGCGTAGGGCGTGGGCTTGTTCGGGCGTCAGGATTCTTTTGCGGGTCATGATCAATCAACCTTTTTAATATCCCATCCACCGCCGTCTTTCTTGGCCTTAGCTCGGATTACGAAGAAAGCCAATGGGTACATATCGGCAGCGATCTTTATTTTTGCGTTGGCATCGTCCATCATGAAGCCCTTGACTTCATGGGCCTCCAGTTCGCCATTGGCAATCATCACGGCAAAATCTGGAGTGAAAAAAGTATTATCGGCAAGACGGAATTTCAGCCCTTCAAACTTAAACCACAGAACTTCGCCGGCTGATTTGCGCAGCTCAAGCGTTGCCGCATAAGCCGCTTCGGTTTTGTTCATGGCGCCAGATTTCAATCGACCTAGCGCTTGCACATGCCTTGGAATCATTCGATCAATCCTTTCTTGCGTAAAATTTCATGAGTTCGATCCACAGCAGCATCAAAGCCAGTTTGCAACATTTCGTAGCTGATGCCATCAGGACGCGGCGCGGCGCCATCCAGAACAGCATGGCATGCATGGCAACCGAAGCAGCCGGAAATATCTGGCGCTTTCAGGCCCATGCCCTTGCCATCCGATAGGCGATTGCTATGGCAGAGCACAACTGTTTCGGGATTCCCATTGCAGACGCCGGGGATTCGCAACGTACAGTCCTGGCCCCGTGCCGCCTTTCGTATCGGCGTCATGCGTGGCTCCTTACTTTTCATCTTTGACTTGCGCTGCATTTCCTTGCGCGGCTTTCCAGCCTTAGCAAAGCCGCCCGACTTCATCGCAGCGCCTTGCTTCATGGGAGTTTTGCGGGATAGGCTCAAGGGGCAACCTCGCCAGCCAAAGCGCGATCAACGAAGCTTGCTCGGTCATCGGTCGGCACTTTGAAATAGGCCACCGCCAGGCGGGAGAAATGCGCGTCCGTGCGCATCAATTTACCGTTGTAGCGATCCGAGTCCGCCTCGTTGCGCTCGCCCTGCGCTTGGTAGTACTTCCCTGCGCGTTGACGGGCCATGCCTTCGCCCTCTTCGCCAGCATCAAATTTCGTGGTCATTTCGACTCCTGCAGCGCATAGGCTCCAACACGGTGCGCACGGTCGGAAATTCGCTGATGCCGCTCTGCATCTTCGACTTCTTGCGCTTGGCGCTGGCGGTCGAACTGGGCAAGCCATTGGCGCGATTGCTCGCAGCCACTTGCTGCGCGGGATTCTGCTGTTTTGATTTTTACGATTTCGCTCATGCTATTTTTGCTCCAAATGTTTTAAGCATCGCTTTCAATTCATCGATGCGGGTTTTATCAACAGACACGGAAATATAGGCCGTGGTTTGTGCTTTACGCCAGCGCTTGAAATGCGTCACAAGTTCGATTGGATCGCGGTCTGCCACAGATTTATAATACGATCCGCACTCCAAGATAACTGAGTCTGCATCATTCAACTTCATATAATCAAAGTCGAAATTGTCTTCGCCCACTTCTTTTCCGTTGACTAAAAGAACTTCGTCATCCATCCATGCGCCTTCTGGCCAGAATTGTGGATCAGTATCATTTAGATAGGCTTTGTATTCAGCGCCTGTAGTTTTAACGCTCATTCTTTTTCTCCAATGTATGGTTTATTTACGCCGCGTGCCGAAAACCAAGCATCGCGGGCCATCTCCTCGAACGCTTTAAACATGGCGCAGTTATTTTCCGTCAAGTCTGCGTATTGGAACCCAAGGTAACGGGAACATGATTCCAAATATGCTTGAAATTCCTTCATTGTCGCAATGCGAAGCGCACGATTGTCTTTTGCCTGCCCCATTATTTCCCCTCCAGCGTATCGCATGCGTCGAGATATTCCGTTATGCGAGACTCCAATGTATCGGAACCTTTAGCCCACATTTTCGGCGCTATGCCAAGACTTTTTACCTCGCGCAGCAGCGCACGGGCGGCGTTGAGTTCAAACTGGTAGCCGTTAGAGCGCTCGCAGATATCAACTAGCGTGGCGCCATTCTCCAACGATTCTGTGTCGATTCCTTCGCAGACGTTCCATGCGGCAGCAAGACGGCGCGCATTTCCTTCTTCCAAGCCGCCCGCAATCAATAAGACTTCTGAATCATCAGGGCGAATGAAATTATCCCCGATCAATTCCCATTCATTTGTATGCGGCAAGATTGATGCGTGAATTTTTCCTTGCGTATGCTTGCTCATCCCGCCACCTTTTCACTCAACTTCTCGATTAGCGAAATCTTCATATCCGTCTTCTTGTGGATGATGATGGTCAGCTCGGCGGAGACTTTACCGGCATCGCGGGACTTGCTCACAACTGCAGGCCCAACGCCAAGAAACAGACTCAGGGCGCGATCATTTTTCAGGCCGCGATCATTGATGATCTTGTCGAACAGTGCGTATGGCTTCTTCATTATTTTCCTTGGTTATGTGTGGATGTGACAGACAAATTATGGCATGCAAATTTACAACAGGCAAGATGATTTTGTGGCGCTGCGAGAATTAAATGTGTTGACTTACTTGATGCCATGGCGCAAACTGGAATTTCTGAATCGAAACAATATAACCAGTATGGCTGCAACCGCAGCACGTAACCACAAGGAGAGATAGATGCCTACTAAAGCACAAGAAATTTTGCACCAGTTCGGGACTTATGAGCAAAAAAGAACATGGGCCGAGGGGAATTGCATCCGTCAAGAGCATGACTCTCAGCGTGGCTTTTCCGCCTTTTATTTTGCTGATGGGAGCAAGATTATTGATCGTAGCGGAAGGCTGCGCGCAGCATGAATACTTCTAACGCCATCCTTCACACACTCCGCGACAGCGGCCCCGCAGACATAACCGAACTGTGCCGCACGCTGGCAGCAACTGAGCCAAGCGCGGCAAGGGAGCATGTTTGCCAGGAGCTGCACGGGCTGATTCGGGCGGACAAGGTAGCCGTATCTTGTGGAATCTATAAATTGAAAGGGGAATGAAGTGGCTTCCAAAGAATGGCTGGTACATATCACCACAAAAGATTGGGTTCCGGGAGATCGCCATCTTGGCTATGAGGAAGTCATTGCAGAGACTGAGATTGGCGCACGGCATATCGCCGCTAGCCAATTTGCAACGCGCATTCAGTATGAGCCAATAATTCGGCGCAAGTTTGAAGCAAGAAAGCTTACGCATGGCGACTGGTGCGCACCAGAAGCAATCGAAATTTAACCAACAGCCGGGCCGCGTGGCTCGGCATAACGAGGGGGATTTATGAGAAAGTTTGATGAATTGAAAGTGAAGGCGACAGCCGCAACGCAGTTACTATGGGAAGTAACAGGGCATACCGTCTACGCGCTGGAGCATGATAGATGGCGCAAGGGTGTTGAACAGATGCGCAATCGTTTCTCGTTCTCGGTACAGCGCGGCCCCGATACGCCCGAAAGCGAATTGCAGGCTATCGCAGAATTCTGCCAAGCCGCTAACCCTGACGCTATCCTTGAACTGCTGGCCATCCAGGCGCAGCTGGTGGCAGCGCTGAAAGGTCTGGATGATTCGTTCTGCTCGATCAACGAATTCAGCAACAAGGAAGAGCGCCACCAAGCACGCATGAACTTGATCGCCGCCCGCGCCGCCGTTGCTGCAACAGAGGTGAAGCCATGAAAATCCGCACGCAATCGCGCTTCAAGCCCCTGCGCGACTTTATCCGCCAGCCAGCCGTGTTAGCAGCCTTCGCATTTATCGCGGCTCTGGCCATCATCGAATACTTTTCTAAGGCGCCACAATGAGCCATAAATGCCAAAATTGCGAAGACACGGGTCATAGCAACCCTGACGTTTTCGACCTTGACTGCACGGATTGCGACGTAGCATCGCAACGCTATGCACTGAACAAGTTCGCATCGGATGCGCGGCGCAAGTCGCCTGATGTTGGCGATCTGTATTGGGCCATCCATCAGCGGGCGCTTGCCATGGCGCCGAAGCAGGAAGAACTGGACGCGATGCGCGAGGCATTGCGCAATGCAAACCATAAATTTTTTGCAGCAAACGAGAAATTGCAATCGCTCGCAGCCCCGGCAGCCGCCAATGGCGCGCTGCCCGATCTGCCAGAGGTTCAGATGGATCATTTAAATGTACTGGCACAGCACTACACCGCCGACCAGATGCGCGCCTACGGCCAAGCCTGCGCCGCCGCTGGCCCGGATGCTGCTCTGGTGAAGGCGCTGGAAGCTATGCTTGAGCAGTTCAACTTCAATACAATCACTGGCATCGTTCACGACGAATCGGCAGCGATTGCGCAGGCACGCGCCGCCTTGCAAGCCGTCCCGGTACAGGATGCTGCGCTTACCGACGCATACCGCGCATTGCAAAATACCTTACTGGTCGTTCCTGATGGCGATTTCAAGCGGAAAATGGACGATTGGCTGTCGCAACGCTTGGGCGTGATTGACGGCGCGCTCCTTCCAGTTCCGAGCGGCTGGAAGCTGGTGCCAATCGAACCGACCGACGCGATGGCTGTTGCTGCTATCGAAGTGACGTTGGGAAATCCGGCGATCAACGGCGTGGCTCAATACCGCGCAATGATTGCTGCCTCGCCAGTAGCGCAACCAGAAGTCCGCAAGCCTATTATGTGGGCTGCGCTGAGCATGGATGGCAAGGCCGTTTGCGCCAATTAAGACAAGCAGGCCTGCGACATTGAGCGGTTATGTATCAAGACGCCAACAACCATCGTTCCACTGTATGCAGGCGCATCCGAGCCACAGTAGCTGTTGCAAATCCGCCAAAGAGAATCGCAGACGCATAAATAATTTACTTGCATTATTCAATGCGTCTGATATGATTTACCCATTCCCGCAGTGAGCGGAAAACGCAGTTCAACACGGAGAGAAATATGAGCGAAGTTACGAATGAAGGCCAAGCCTCGATGCAGTTGGCCCCGATGCCAATGACCAGCACCGCATCGCTGGTTTTGGACGTTGCCAGCATGGAAAGCATCATGCGCATGGCCGATGTGATGGCTGGAAGCCGCACGACGATTCCAGCGCACCTCAAGGGTAGCTCGTCCGATTGCGCGGCTGTGATCATGCAAGCGATGCAATGGAAAATGAACCCTTTCGCAGTTGCTCAGAAAACGCATATCGTCAACGGCACATTGGGCTATGAAGGCCAGTTGGTCAATGCTGCCATCACGGCCAGCGGTGTGACAAAGGATCGTTTCAACTATGAATGGTTCGGAGCATGGGAGCGCATCATTGGTAAGACTAAGGTTGTCAACGTGCCAGAAAAAGGCACAAGGGGCAAAGACGATTATAAAAAGGCGTATCAGTTTCACGCATCAGACTATGACCTGAATCTGGAAACTGGCCTTGGCATTCGCATATGGGCAACCTTACGCGGCGAAACAGAGCCACGCGAATTGACCCTGCTTCTGGCGCAGGCTACCGTGCGTAACTCGCCACTGTGGGCCACCGACCCACGCCAGCAACTCGCATATCTGGCCGTGAAACGCTGGGCGCGCCTGTACGCTCCAGATGTAATCTTGGGCGTCTATACGCCCGACGAGTTGGAAGAAGGAAATCGTGAAATCCGAGATATCACGCCTGTTGGCGCCGACACTACGCAAAGCATCGCCGCCGCGCCAGAAGCATCGGCAGACCTGGTGGCTCAAGCAAAATCCGCCGCAAGCAAAGGCGTTGCCGCATATCAGCAGTTCTGGAAAGATGCTGGCGCTCAAGGCCGCAAGTCGTTGGCTGCGCATCATGACGGCTGGAAGGCAGACGCAACCGCCGCTGACCAGTCCCGCACCATTGATGCCGAGCCAGTACTTAATGACAAGAAAACTCTTTCGGCCGACATGCAGACGATGCTGGACGACTTGAAAAATGACGCGGCAGGCGGCGTGGAAATGCTTGGCGCCATGTGGGAGCGCCTGTCGGATGCCACGAAGGATGCCTTGTCCGATGAGTATCCTAAGCTGATGGCCATTGCCGAGGCTACGGGCGGCGTGAAATGATTATCCTGACTTGCGAGCAAGGAAGTGAATCTTGGCATAAAGCAAGGGCAGGAGTAATAACCGCAAGTATGTTCACTGTAGCTCGTTCGCGTACTGGCGGCCTGGAT